ACCTCCAAAGTGGATCTATAGTGTAAGCACACACAATTTATGAACTGCTTCGACGACATCCAAATTGAAGATTTGTCTTCTTTTGACTTTGTTGAAGAACTCAATGATGGTCTCTTTGATGAAGTTGATGATGATAAATCATTTCAAGCATTTCTTAATTCCAACTGGGACTTCTGACAGTTTGCAAACTGTCCACTAAATCACACAAACAAATCTTTTATCCATTATCATCATTAAATGACTGACAACATTCCTAACGTTCTTCCTCACATTATTGAACTGAAAGATGCTTGGAGGAAGCAAGATTTTGTTCTTTCTAAACAACAACAGGAAGAATACGATCTATTGCTTGCTACTCGCCGCGAACGTGTGCAGCAATTCTATGCTGAAAATAGAGTTTGTAAAGTAAGTAAGTCCGCGCAAGATAAACTGCGAGATGCTGAAGACAACTAAATACTAAAAAGGAGTGCTTAGATAACAATGCGTACATTTCGGGAGTTTGTTTCTCTTTGCGAAGAAGTTGAAGACAAGTCAAAGCGACTTGGATTTGCTGCGACGATTAAAACTGCTCAGGCAGGTGGTAGAATCCGACCAGAACGCAAAAAGACAACTCCTGAAACACGCAGAGTTCGTGCTGTAGGTGGTGGCAAAACTGAACCTGTAAAGTATAAACCAAGAAAAGACATTGGACAACAACGTGCTGCATCTACAACAGTTCAGCAACCAGAAAAAGAGCGTGGATCTGCTGATGTAAAAGCAAGAGCAGCAGCAGCGGCAAAAGAAGAAAGAAAGAAAGCAGCACTTGCTAGAATTGCTGCAAAGAAAGCAGGACAAAAACCAGAAACTGCAAAACCAAAAGCAAAAGAAGTAGAAAAGACTGCAACTAAGTTACTATCAACAAAGAAACCTGAAACAAAACCATCAACACCAGCAAAACCACGCAGAAAGTGGAAAACTGAAACTGGTAGTCCTATGACACGTCAAGAAAGAGATAAAGCAAGAAATAAAGAGAAAACAGCAGCAGCACAAAAAACTAAGAAATCCTCTACTGAGATTCTTGCACAAATGCGTAAAGAGTATGAGGAGAAAGGTGGAAAGTGGAACAATAAAGTTGCTGTTCAGATGAGAGCAAAAGCAAAAGCAGCAGCACAAGCATCAGGAAATTAAGTCCAATTAAAGTTACTCACCTCCAAAGTGGACCTATAGTATAAGCACGAATCTAAAACAAATGCTCTGGCAAGACTCACGAGGTAACTGGAACAGCACTAAATCTGCTCTCGACATGAAAATCGAACAAGCGATGATTCAAGCACGGTTCGATAAAGAGTGGACTGAAAAAGAACGCTCTGGTGATTGGTTGTTTGACGAAATGTTTGGTGGTTGATAAACTTCACCAGACTGCTCTAGGATCGCCTACAACACCATGGAAACCGTGAATGTGAGGATTGATGTCCTCAAACGTGTAATTAACGACTTGCAAAATGCTGTGCAAGTGTGCTATGATGTAGACTCATTATCAGAGGATGATGTGCATAGTTATCCGTATGCAACTGGATACTCTCGCTCTGCGATGCAGTATGCTATTGAAGACCTCAACAACATTCTGAACAAGTGATTACTCTTCGTCCTCATCAACATCGTGCTGTTGCTGCTATGCAAAAGCACAAGAAAGGTCAGATTATCGTGCCAACGGGAGGGGGTAAGACCCTAAAGATGATCTATGATGTTCTGCGCCTGTTTCAATCAGAAACTCCTAAGACTGTTGTAGTCTGTGCGCCGCGCATCTTGCTGGCAGGTCAGTTGTCTAGCGAATTTCTTGAGCATATCAGCAATGTTGCTGTTATGCACGTCCATTCTGGTGAAACTCATCACTATTCTACTACTAAACCTTCTGAGATTCAGTGGTGGGATTCGATTGTAAGTGGCGCATTTAATCCTGATGCGCCCAAACACAAACTGATCTTTACTACTTACAATTCTCTGAATCGTATTCAAGAGTCTGGTATTGATGTGGATACGATCTACTTTGATGAGGCACATAACAGCGTCAAGCGTAACTTTTATCCTGCAACTGAGTATTTCGCTGCTAACGCAAATCGTTGCTATTTCTTTACTGCAACGCCGAAACATTCGCTTGCTGTTGGCAAACCAGGCATGAATCATCCTGATGTGTATGGTCAGGTGATTTGTCAGGTTCCTGCACCTGAACTCGTGGATGGTGGATACATTCTGCCTCCGAAAGTTGTGGTCAAGCAGTTGCCGATGGTCAAAGATCGTCAGATTATCTTTCAACGTGATGCAGACAATCTGATTGAAACGATTGATGATCAGAGCATCAAAAAGGTTCTGATTTGTGCTCGCACCACCAAACAAATCGTTGGTTTGGTATCAGAATCTGATTTCTGTGCTCAACTACAACAGCGTGGTTATTCTTGGATGATGATTACATCCAAGACTGGTGCAGTTATTGATGGTCAGAAGGTGGATCGTGAGAAGTTCTTTGATACTCTCAATGCGTGGGGTAAGGATAGCAGCAAGCGATTTGTTGTGATTCATCATAGCATCCTATCTGAAGGCATCAATGTATCTGGACTGGAAGCAGTGTTGTTTATGCGTAACATGGACTACATTGGCATTTCGCAGACTATTGGACGTGTGATTCGTCTTGGTGATGAATCCAAGAAGTTTGGTCTGGTTTGTGTGCCAGTGTATGATAGAGTTGGCATCAGCACCGCTCGCTCTGTGCAGGCAGTTGTTGACACCATCTTCCAAAAAGGTGAACCTGCTGTATCAGTTGTGAGGCGCTGATGAATCAACCAACAAACTCTAACATTCTTGATGCTAAACCAGGACCAATCGGTTTTGTTGTTGGTAAGAACTGGGAATACGCTGCTGTACCATTTGGCAAGCAACTGATGATTATACATAATGGTCAACAGTTGAAAGTGTGTAGAACTGAGAGTTCTGCACGAAAGTTTATTGATGCACACAAAAAAGGTAAATCAGTAGCAAAACTTCCACTGGATTAAAGTTACTCACCTCTAAAGTGGACCTATAGTATGAAGAACACTCATCTCGAACATCCTGAAGACTCTATCCTGAGCGGTGATCTTACTGTTCTGGATTGGTTCACTGCTGGTGGTGATCTTTCCGTTAAAATAGACGGAAGTCCTGCAGTAGTTTTTGGTACAAATCCTGCAACTGGTCGATTCTTTGTTGGCACCAAAAGTGTGTTCAACAAAGTGAAAATCAAGATCAACGAATCGCATGAGGACATTGATGCAAACCACAGTGGAAATGTAGCAGAGATTCTTCACGCTTGCTTCGATTATCTGCCTCGTGTTGATGCTATCATTCAAGCAGACTTTATCGGTTTTGGTGGATCTGATGAATACAAACCGAATACTATTACCTACAAGTTCTCCGAAGTAGTGTATGAGGAGATCATTCTTGCTCCTCACACTGTCTACATTGCTGAGAATGATCTGCGTGATGCTGTAGCGTATCCGATGAAGTTTATCCTCACGGATACTTACTACTGCAAGTTTGTGAAACCTCAAGCATACATTCAGCACGGTCAAGATTCGTTCGCTGATGTTGCTGAAGTCTGTGCATTTGCACGTCAAATGTCAACGATGTGTGAGTTTGTTTCTAACAAGGAAGCAGAGAAGATTAAGAAGCAACTGAATGACTACATCCGTGCAGGTGAGCAGATTAGTGTAGAGAACGTGAACGACTTTGATTGTGATCCTAACATGATTCGTTTGTGGTCGCTGGTGAAGTCTATCAAAGATGATTGTTTGTTCCTTTGCCGCAATGATGGTCCTGCCGCTTACATCAACGGCAATCGTATTGACTCTGAAGGTTATGTCATGACCAACAAGTTTGGCATGTTCAAGTTGGTTAATCGTGAATGTTTCTCTCGTGCTAACTTTAACATGGCAAAGTCTTGGTGAATTAAATTTACTCACCTTGAAAGTGGACCTATAGTATGAGCACTGCACAAATGACTACAACTACCTTCGCAGAGTATTCTGCACAACAAGAAGCAAGAAATAACATTGCTCTTGCAGTTCTTGGTCACACTTATGCATTGTGTGAAGCACTGCGTCAGAATTACATTGATTATTCTATTCGCAGTCATCAACTTCGCACCTCTGATGTAGAGTATCATGACGCACAGATTGCTAAACTCAAGCAAGGTATTTGTAATTATGACTTTTATCCTGAGACTGGTAGAAAGTATCACAAAATTATCATGAACGCAAACGGTTCTCGTTCTGTTCATGCTTTTGTGGATAAAAAGACTGGTCAAATGTATAAGTCTGCCAGTTGGAAGTCTCCTGCTAAAGGTGTACGTTTTGACCTGCGAATTATAGAGCAACGTGAATGGTTGCTGCAACATGCTGACTGGGCAGGTTTCTATCTCTACGCACGATGACTTACTCTAACCTCTCAAAGATTCGTCCTAAACTGAGAACAACTGGACGCATCTCTGGTAACTTCGGCAAGAACAAAGTTTCGGCAGGTTCTTCACTCAATGATCTTGGTGGTGATGGTAACATAGGTGCCACACAACAAGAATACCTGAATCGACTGTATTATGCTTTTGATAACACTTCCGAACCTAAACTTCGTCAATTTCTTTATAGCGAGATCAAAAAGATTCACATCCAAAGAGGAACATGGTAGCAGGTAATTAAAGTTACTCACCTTGAAAGTGGACCTATAGTATGAGCAACACTATCATGGATCAAGTCTACTCCTACGTCACCAACTGGAAAGAAGGCAAAGTCTGCCAAATGTGGATTCAAGAGATTGAAGTATCTTTTGATCACTATCGTTATGTTGCTGTTGCTTTCAATCCTGAAAAGAACACTAGCATGGTAATGAGCAAACCGCGTTC